CAAGATCGAATTCCACCCGCGCGACTACTACCCCCTCGGTCAAGATGCCATCGCGGTGAGCAGTGCCGGACGCGCCGCAATCCACGCCGCCTTCGACATGATAGAAGCGTATCTGGAAGAGCACACTCTGGCCCTCACCCTGCCTGAGCAACCGCGAACAATCAAAGAGCTGCGCGTGGGATATGCTCTCCCGGAAGATGAGCCTGCTACCATCTAACCAGATGCCCCGCGACAGCGAATCTTTTAGCCAGTTCTTTGCCGATGTCGTCTATCAAGACGAGCGGAAGAGGACAAACCGGCTCCCGGATGAGGAGCGCACCACCGAGGCGCTCGTAGAGATCGGCTCCGCCTGCAAGATCTTGCCTAGTGCGGCCCCGCAACAGATATCGAAAGCTATCGACTCATGAAAATAGAAGTGACCATTACTCCGGAGCCCGGAGCATGGAGCGATACTATCACGCTCCTTCCAGAAGAAAACGAGAACCTGCTGCCCCGTCATTGGCGGGTGCAACAGAAGGCAATCCGCCTAGTGAACGCGATCAATCGATCCGGAGCACGGGCGGATTTTTTAATCCAGCCGGAATCAGCAGCCGAGTTGAATAGCATATGCGACCAAGGAAGATTCGTAGCTCGACGCCTGAGAGACACCTCTCTTATTAAAAATTCCAAAGCAAAATCCGCTGCCATCAAGAGATGGTGCAACCTAACCACCAACACAATATAGAAATGATACCACCAATCCCTGACATAGAAGAAAGCGCCGACGGCGTTAAGAAATATTTATCGTGGCTCTGGAAGAGCCCTTACCAATACCACCTTGACGATGATCCTTTGGACATAGAATTCAATGCCCTCGGCATTCATAATTCTGAACCCGTGGACCCGTGGCGGCGGCGGTTGTCAGAGAATCACATGGCGCTGAAATCCCTCGCGCACACTTACAAAATTGATTTGTGGGAGCACTATGCGAAGACCATGACGCCTGCCACCTTCAGCCTAGGCGATGAGCCTGATAGGCTAGTTGTTAACGGCTACCACCAGCCGGAGGTCAAGTGGAATGGGTGGGAATGCCCCTATTTTACCAAGGAAGATGCCGACAAGATCGTGGAGCGCATGGGGCATAGTGGCTTGTGGTTCGATGGCAACTACGACAATGGATCCGGACTCCGGCTCAGGGCATACGTGTCCTTGATCGGGATCGAGGAAGATGATCTAGAGGCAGAAGGTCCGGACGTTTACGGGGGCGAGGATGTTCTCACCCCGGACGGCTTGCGAGAAGTATTCCCAGTGGGCTCACAGTGGTGGACATGGGAGCTTGCCGGTCAAGATGAAGAGGCTATCCGCCGCCGTGGAATCCAGAACCAAGCGTAATGATGTTTGACATTCGAGATCTATTTGAACAGGCCCGCCCGAAGGACATGCCCAGTGCTGAGAAGATTCGTCGTGTCCTTCAGGACATCCGCGAAGCCCAGCACGACGGCCCTCGTTCCGGGATCCTCAATGCCGACGAATTAGAAGAACAAATCCAAGACCATGACAGTTAAAGAACGCTACGAACAATTCATTGGCGGCGCGGCCCACGTTACCCTGCCTGAATTGATGACACTCCTCAGACTTCCTGGCGATAAGCTAGCAGACCTAGAAAGCGAATTGTTCGCAGATTTCCAGCCGGGCGAGATTGATTGTGCTTACATGTATCCCGGCAACTATTACTTGTTGGGTAACCACAACCCGCCACTATGGGTGGCGCATATTGACAACGCGATCTACAAATCCAAGAAGTTCTCAGACCTTGAGCCTATGCTCTTCGAGCATTCGCGAGCGGATGGCTACGACATACCGATGGAGTTCCTGCATAAGTATGCCGTGCCGGAGATTCATAAATGGGAAGATTGGCAGGCGGACGGAGACAACAGCCCTTGCCTACTTTACTTCCCCAACAAGAATAACTTCCACGGCTTGGAAGCATTTCAATACTGGGAGGATCGCCATGTCGCAATCGGCGGGCTCAACGAGCGCACCGAGTATGTCCTACTTGACGGGCCCCGTGACCTACGCAGTGTCGTGACAAGGGAACACGTTCGTCCGGGCAACAAGCCAACCCGCCAGCTAATCTGGGTATCGTCATGCGCGGATGTCTTCAAGGGCTACGGGCTGACGGCTACAGGGTATACGCGAGAAGAAGCGGAAGACGCCTTGTGGTTTGAGTTTATGCGTAAGGCCCCCAGCCGGAATGAAATGTTCACCACCATCGAGGGCCTACGCGAATACTATGGGATCCACACCCGAGCCTACGAGATTGGCAAAGGGTATATGGGCGACGACGACTTCGACGTTAAGGACAACGAAATTAAATCAATCCGCAAAGGTTATGTCTAAAGGATTAAGGCAAGGTGAGATACTATTTAAGACAAAGATAGGAGACTACTTTTATGTGGTCACTAGGTATATGGGTAAGGACATTGAAGATCCGCAAGTCGATGTCTATCACACCGTTGCCTACCGAGAAATTATCGATGGTGTGGGAGATTATGCAGGGACTAGGGTTGCAGGTATTGCAGGTGAAGTTGACATCGAAAGTTGTCACCTTGATTTGTGTGCAATCTATAAGAAGCGTCTCGAAAAAGGTGGCGATTGGGAAGGGCAAGACCGTCCACTAAACAACTAGAACTAATCGAATGCTGGGGACAACGATTTGCCATAACATAAATTTGCCGGTGGTCCGGGCATGGTGTGCAGGGAGATCCTGCAACGGGTTTTCAATGCCTATATGAAACACCCGGACCACCGGCTCTTGATATGAAGACGCTATTCCCCAAGCAACAGGGGGCCCTTGACTTCTTTGATCGTGCCCACGACAACGGGCACAATACGCTAGATCAATCTGACACCGGCACTGGTAAGACAGTGGTGGCTGTGAAGCTGGCGAAGCGCCAAGGGAAACCCCTCGCCGTCATATGCCCGAAGGCTGTCATTCCTGCATGGAGGCAGGAGCTAGCGGAAGAGGGCATCGAGGCAACCTTCATCCTGAATCTGGAAGCCTTACGCGGTGGCCGGAAGCAGTGGGTAACTAAGACCGGCAAGAAAACATACCGCTGGAATCTGGAACCCGGAACCCTGGTCTTTGTAGACGAGATCCATAAATGCAAAGGCCCGTTCTCGCAAGCCGCTGGCCTGCTGGTGGCCTTGGTGAAGCAGGGCTACAGCATACATGGCATGAGCGGGACAAGCTGCGAGGATCCGACTGAGATGCGTCCGTTGGGGTTGATGCTCAAGCTCCACTCCGGTGACCAGCGCAAGGAAGGATATAAGATGTGGTGGCCGTGGATGCAGGAGTATGGATGCCGCCGCAATCACTTCAAATCGTGGGAGCTAGCAGACCGCAGTAAGCTGAAGTATCTGCGACAGATCATGTATGCGACGACTACGCACCGGCTATCGGTGGATGACTTTCCGGACTCATTCAAGCTGAACAGGATATTCGTTCAGCCGATGGAGTTCAAAGAGAATAAGAAGATTGTAAAAGCCTACGAGGAACTGGGGCTCACCGCCGAGATCATCGAAGACTACATCGAGAACGGAACCGTGACTGACACGGGGCATATTCTCTCGGACATAACGCGAGCCCGGCGACTGGCGGAGGCCCTGAAGGTCCCGGACATATGCGACCTCGCCAAAGATTTGCGAGACGAAGGCAACTCGATAGTCATATTTGTTAACTATTCAGAAACCATCGACGGCATACAGGACATCCTTGAGTGCCCTAAGATCGACGGGCGGCAAGACGCGGAGGAACGTCAGCGAACAATCGAGGCTTTCCAAGCCGACGAAGAGCACTGCATCGTAGTTAACTCGGCCGCTGGGGGCACGGGGATATCGCTCCACGACACGCACGGCAACCGGCCCCGGATCTCTTTGATAACGCCCTCGTTCTCCTGCAAGACATATATGCAGGTCCTCGGAAGGATCCACCGCAATGGTGGCAAGACCGACGCCATTCAATATGTATTGGTATCCGAAGGATCTATCGAACAGCAAGTGATGCGCTCAGTAAACCGACGCTTGCAGAATCTAAAAGAATTGCACAATATAGACCCCCATGCCTAAGACTATTGTCAGAGATGTACAACCGAAGGGGATGCCCTTGTTGACTCAAGGAGAGATTGACCCGGAAGACGGACTCCTGATCTACCATCAGACTGCTGTATATCCGATCACCCCAGAAGGAACTGTAGGGGCCCGGCTCCCTATGTTTAGAGCATTCCCCCCGAACGATTTAGAGCAGGCGATAATGAACCGCCTATCTAATATTCATCACGGCAAACCTGTGACCGATGACTGTTGAAGAAAAAGAATACTTGGAAGCTAGACTTGAGACATTGAAGTCTTTCTCTGCGGACACGACAAATCGCATCAAGATCCTGCAAGAGCGCCGCAAGGAGATCAACCGCGAGTATCGAGGCATCCGGGCCCGGCTCGTCCGCTTAAAGACCGAAGAGGCCGCTGACTGGTAAGCCTACTGATCAATCTCTATAAACCTTGGATCCTGCATTGCAGTTTCCAACAGCTTCCTAAGCCTAGCTTCTCCATTAGGAGTTTGCACTAGGCGCTGCATCAATGGTTTTGATGGCAGGTATCTTTCTTGATACCCCGCGAACAACAACTGCGATCTGGTCTCGCCATACTTTGCTTTCCGCATGGCTCTATACATCTCGCCCTCGGACATAAACGAACCGAACCCACGTATGGCAGTCCCGAGTGATGCGTTGATTTCCATCATTCGTTCCTTTGTATCCTTGTAGAGATCCGCGATTTGTTTATCGGACATTGCTTTGTCCGCTCCTAGCTCGTTATACATCCGCCTTGCCCGGCTGTATTCATCCCGGAGGGCGTAAAGGGTTCTCTCAAACTGTCTCTTAGGATCAACCGGGCGTGACGTAACTGGCATTGCCTCTTGCAAGATAAGACCCATAGGCGAATCTAAGAAGTGCGCCTCGCCCCCTTCGACGGCCGTGCGATATGCCTCCATGACTTTCTTAGGAGTTCTTCCCCCGTAGGCTTCCCGGAGAATGTAGCCCAGAGACTTACCAATCTTGCTGTTAAAGTCTTCAGACTCTTCGTAAATCGGCGCGTCGTTTGAGGCTTGCCTGTTTTCTAAGACATCAAATACAGCTCCCGATAGTATCTGTTGCCCTAAGAATGGAGCGAACACTCCAGTCATCACGGCCTTCTGCACACCTTCAATTGGTTCTCCTCGGAACAAGTGCTCCATAAATCGGAGCGAGGGATCCGCAATCATGCTAAACGGATTCATGTAAGTCAGGTCAAGAGATCTTAGCTGATCTGATCCTGGTCGCTTGAAGTAGAAGAACGTGTGGTTTCTCAGGTAGACGGGAAGAGATGCTCGTATTGCTTCGTCTTCGTCTCTACCGATCCCGCCGACTACTGCTCTCAGCAATGTAGGGAGGACCATGCTTACTAGACCCACGGTCCCTATAAATCCTCTTATTCTCTTCTTCCCCCGTGCCCGGATGACTGGGTTATCCGACTTCATTTCCTTCCGCGCGAGACGAATTGTATTCGCGGTGATGCGGGGGATCTCTGCGGTGAATCGAATGAACGGAGCAAACAGCAATCCAAAATTAGTCTCCGTAGTTATTTTCTTAATAATCGGAAGAGCCCGGTCATAGGATTGCGCGGTAGCACTGACGATATCGGCAGCGTCCTGCTCTATCTGAGTATCAGAGGGCGGCGGGTTCTCTTTGTTGAACTTGCCTGTTTTTATATCGTGCGCCCGTGCTTCAAGCAGGACTTTCTTTTCATGCTCGAAGTAAGCAATCTTGTAGAAAGAATCCATTGCCGATGCGATCCGACCAAGGTTATCTCTGATTTGTCTTAGAGCGGCACCCGTTACGTTAGGGTTCTTGGCCTGCTTCGATAGCTCACTCAGTTTAGCTTGCAAGCTGTTCATGGATTCTTCTCCGCGCATCAGGCGGATCATAATCTGAGAACGAATCTCGTTGCCGAATACTCCGGTAGCTTCGAGCCGAGATAGGTAAGCGTCCGTATCTCTCACGCTGCCACTCCCGATAGCCCGTCTAAACATATCGCCTGCCCCATACTTGCCTCCGATCTTGAGCAACCTAAAGGACCCATAGAATCCTTGAGCGGGACCAAAGAACATAATGTTCGACAGTGCGTTACGTAGGTAGAATCCGAAAGACAGCAGGGTCTTAGCCCCCATTGAATAGCCCGTGAACTTATGCATGTAGCCCATGATGTTGTTCAGGGTCTGCGAGGTGGCGTCACTCCCTGTCCGGGAGATCGGCTGCATGAGAACTTTAAGTTCTTCTATGATGTCTTCTGTTGCGTAAAGATCTGCAAGGGGGTTGTTACCCATGTCGGCCTTATCGCTCTTAACTCTTCTATACTTACTGCCTTCAGCAAAGTTACTCTCTTTGAGTTCTTCTACTTGTGGGGCTGTAAGCAGCCAGCCCCCCGCTTGACCTTGTGCCTTTAGCTTCTGAAGAAATGACTGGTGCGCGGCGATACGGCTCACCATACCCAACGAGTAAACGAGGTCGTTGACGCTGTCTTCTTTGATGTTGTTTGCCCCCATCAAGTTAGCCAGTGCCTCGGGTAGCTCTTTTCTTTTCTTCAGATTATCTACAAGAGCTTTGAGACCATCCGATGTACCCTCGATCCGGATTGCGGAACCCTCTGCCAGGTCAAAGGCATCCGCGAAGTCTCGAGCTGAGTTCGCGCTGCCATAAGCATCGAGAAACTCAATCATCATCTGGTGCCCTTTGCTAGCGCCCCCGACTTCAGCTTCATCATACAACTGCTTGGCTTGCTGCTCGGCTTCCGAAACAGTGGCCCCTTCTGTGATCAGCCTTTGAGTTTCTTGAGAGATAAAGACATCCCGCATGAACTGGATTGCAGCCTGTCGTATATTGACGGCCTCCGCTGAATCCGAAGTCTTGATCATGTCGATGTAATCCGGATTCATAAACATCTGGTAAGTCCGCGTGATGTAGACCCCCATCTGGTTATCAAACCTCAAATCAACTCCGTCTCCCCCGAACAAGACCTTTGCGGAGGCGGACATCTTATCTGTTAAATTACGAAGGTTAAGCACCACGGTGTATACCGATCTGTGAGTATCCTTCAGATATTGTAGTCCTTCATTTCTCTCGGCTTTTGCTTTCTCTCGGGCTTGCACTCTGAGGTCTTGCATCCCTTCAGCTTGTCGAGCCCTGAGAGCTGCTCGTTGAGTCTCAGCTTCAGCATCATCTATAATGCCTTGGTCTCTGTTAATTGTTATGACCGCGCTCGCTTGAGCGATGCTATCTTCTAACTCTTTGACACGAGCTTCGTCCGGGACGACGGTTCTAGAACCAGTGGCCTGTTGCAGCATAGTCCAGAAGATATCGTCAGACGGGGGCACGTTGTCCCCGAACTCTTCTTTCATCGCTTCTTTGTAGCTCTGATAGAAGCGGCCAATCAGATTGTCGTTAGCCTTAATAAAGTTATCACGCTCACGCAAGAACCTGACAACCGTAGGATCCGCTGTCCTTACAAATAACTTCGAGAACAGGCTCTTCGATTTTTCATAGGCGGCGTCTGTTTTAGCAATAACAGGGATCTCTAAAAGTTCCATGTGATTGAAGTCAATCAGGTCGTCATCTACATTTAAGGACTCAGGAAAATCTGAGGCCCCTTCAGTTTGTGCATTGATCCCAAGGCCGCTAGCCGCTCTTGCCGGGGCGGTCTGATCTTCTTCCGGTTGTGGGGCGTCTACGCCTGCGGCTACTCGGTTGTTAATATCAAGCTGCCGCATGAACTCCTCTATCGTGGCCGCAGGATTTTCTGGGTCGAACTGCAATGCGCGGGATTTATAGACATACCCTTCCTGTAACGCTCTGAGCTGTATCCTAGTCCGTTCGATAGCCGTTCTAACTTTCGGGGACAGGTTCTTCATGTTTCTCTCAAACTTCTTACGTCTGAAGTGGCCTTTGAGATACCGCATCAAAATGTCTTTGTTGCCCGGATTTCGGGACAAGAATTCTGCCTGCTCTTCTGTTGTGAACCCCATCCGGGACCGTTGCCCAAATATCCGAAGCATCTCCTCGGCTATAATGAGTCTGGCATCCGGATCCCCTTCAAGGAACCGGGCTTTCAAATCCTCTCGAATTGAATCTTGGTTGCCATATTGTGCTAAGACTTCATTAACATCTGACAAGGTTAACGCGGATGAAATAGCGTCTATCTCACTTTCGGATAACGCGGCCACGGATGCGGCGTGAGAGATCTCTTCGTCGATTACAACCTCAACTATCTCTCGAACGGGGACTGGTTCGCCACCGTTTCTTTCTACAAGGGACTGCAAGTATTCAATGATCTTGTTCGGGTTGACCCTCATTACGCCAGTCTCTACGTCAACCTCTGCCTGTCCTTTGATGGTTTCGTCCACCTGCACTTCAATATCGGGAGGAACAATGCGCCTTACGAGATCCGCATATTCTTGCTTGCGCTGTTCATGCTCTTGCTTTGCGGTTCTTTCGGTTCCCGTTGCTCCTTCCAAACCAGAGGACAAACCCACAGTGGACCGACGATCCGAAGAAACTTTCTCGGCGGCATTGCTAGCTAGCGAGCTGGAAGTAAGTGGGACTGCCAAGCTTGGTTGCGGGGTCACGGCCTGAGTCTTAAAGACCCTGTTTGCGATATACTTCTTTGCCTTTGGTGGAATTTCTTTTGTCGCCGTCATTCCATCCCTTTGCAAACTAGCGAAGTCTTGTGTAGACATTGACGCAGCTCGTTTTGTGTTCGGTAGCCCTGCCAATACCGAAGTATGTGCGAGGTCTAGGACTGCGGAAAATGCTTTCCTGAACTTAGGGTATTGTGCTCGAGCAAGGTTAGGGAAGAGCCCCAAGATTGCGTCGATGATCACTTCAAACACGTTGCGCTTACGGACACCAACTGCTCGAGAGGGGTCGGATAGAACTTTAACAGCCTGTTGGAACTTAATGTTCGTCAGAAAGTGCGCGATAAACTCGTCAACATTCTCTAGGGCATCATACATTCTAGAGTCGTGGTTATCATATCCCGTGCTGACAAATGTCGTGCCTCCAAAGCCCCCCATTGACTGATTGGAAAACTGTTCCCTGACTTGGTTCAGAACATTGTCGAGAACTGCCAAAGCGGAACGCTCGCGTCTAGTCAGTTCTGCCTTGGGTTTCCTTGTTATGTTCGAGACATAAGCATGAGTCACTTCGTGTAAAAGTGTGTCGGCCACACCTCTCGGGTTTCTACCGTTGATATTGATTGATATTGCCCGAGTCCCGTCGTCTTGAATCCGCATACGTCCTGCGTAGTCCAAGTTCGTCCGGTCGATTGTAAACGACAGGTCTGCCAAAAAGCTGGGGTTCTGGATGAGCAACCTTGCCAAGACAACTAGATGCTGGTCATATTCAGACTCTGCTTCTGAAGACGATTCGATAATTCGCCGTAGCGCCTCGAGGATGCTGTCCGGATTGTTGTTTTCTAAACCGAGCGCCAATATCTCTTCGAGGTTAGCTTCCTGTATCTCCTCGAGACTAAAATCCGCGTTCTCTGATCTCAGGTATAGGTCAGACTTTGCTTTTTCAATCGACGCAATGAATGCGTTTATCTCTGGAGGGGTCGGAGTTCTCCCCAGTAGTTGCTGCAAGCTAACTTCAAAGGTTTGCCGGTATCCGGAATCCTGCATCGGGTCTCCTTCAACAGACTTCGCTGACAGGGACAATATATTTAGGGCCTTACGAACAGGGGCTCCCATCTCAAACAAGTCTGTCTTCAGGGCCTGTTGGAAATCTAAGCTAACAACATTAGATTGATTGTTGCCTTGTGCCATCCAGTTAGTAAATAGCCCCCAAGCTTCTTTATTCGTCATCTTTGAGAAGTTAATCGACGACGACTGATAAACTTCTTGCTCGAGGATATTAAGAACAGCCGCGCGGATTTCGGGGTCTGCCGCCATTGCTTCAATAGCTTGGTCTTGGGCATCCTTGATCGTTGAAGCAATCTTACGTGTAGGTAGTTGCTCCGCAGGGAGCACGGGGAACGGCTGATACGGATCTGATATTTCCTGTTCAGGTGAGAAGTTTTCGTTCTGCTCGAGTGCGGGGGCGGCATCTACCGGAACGGTCGCAATATATGACTGCTTCAGATGCTCTGAACGCGCGTCTTGCATCTTCGTATACTCTTGCGTTATCTCACGCCCAAGCGATATCATCGACGGCTCTTGCCCCCGCATCACGGCGTTCATCCCCCTGAGTTGCAAGTCGAGAAGAGCCGTTTGCTCAACGGTAGGAGTCAAGCTTTCGGGAATAAATCTGCGGAGATTTTCTTCATTGGATAACAGATCCAGTGCCTCCTCGACTGTGATCTCTTGGTCGTTGTCGAACGGAGATCGTATAAGAGTAGTAGCGTCTTGGTCTGCGGATCTTGATTCTCTAATCTCGGCCACTTGCTCGATTAGACCTTGGAGCGTGGAGTAGTCTTCGCGGAGCGTAAGAACTTTGTCGGAGGGCGCGAGGGCGGATACTTGTCCTCCGGACTCTGATAGAACTATATCCGACACAACGAATTGATCTCCAATCTGAGCAAACCTAAACGACGGGTTTGTTGTCGTAGCATTGATTACGGATTCCGGAACCCGGATTGGGGTTCCTTGCTCCATCAACGTAGCCATGCTTTGTGGGTCGTTGTTAAAAATGCCCACTTGGTCGGGGCCTACTTGTGCTTTTACATCAGTAAGCGTAGTCACCGCGTAGCCACCTTCGGGAGTTTTGACATCCGTCACAGGAAACCTTCTAGAAGTTTCTCTTTGGATCTTGGCGTTACTATCTTCAATAAACTTCTTTGACAAAGTTCTTTCTGAAACCGGCACCCCAAGCCTGGCTAACTTAGCTGGAGTGAGAACATACGGGAACCCTGTTGCAATAAGCCGGTCCACGGCAGCATCTTCTTCCGGATCAACTTCTTCATTTGACTCAACGGTGCGAGGCACACGGAGGGCATTCAGAGATTTGTTTCTTTCTCGGAACGCCGTGCGTTTTTGAGCTTTTGCTTCCTCCGGAGTAATTGTTTCTTCCGCCTCTGCTTGTCTGACTTCATTTACTTTGTCAGTAAAAGTCTGCTCTATCTGTTCAGCCTGCTCAGACTTCTCTGGATCTTGCTCCAGTATAGTCGAGGGTTCTGGCTCCGAATAAACTACGCCTTCTAACCCTGCGGCAGTGTCTCTGAAAGCTTGATGGTCTGATCCTTCGACCGCACTGTTTTGTACAGGATCTGCCCCCAGACCACTAGCAAGCCCCCGCTTTCTAGCCAATACTCGGGGGCTAACGGTCTCAGAATCAACTGTTGCACTTGAGGTGACGGCAGCTAAGGCGGACCTAATGGACTTGGGACTAGCTTCGTCCTTTAGATTTAACTCGAGTTGCTCCCGAGGCGGAGCCGCTGCTTGCTCTTTGTTGGTAAACAACGCAGGGATTTCCAATACGGTCCCACCCTCTTCGGCTCTATTCGCAATATAGGTATTAACTTCGTCCCCGTGCTGCCGAACTTGTTGTTCGGTCATTCCTGATTGTTGCATTGCATAGTTCAAAAAAGCATCAAAGTTCTTTGATCTACTCTTGCTACTACGGCGAACGATATATGCGGCCTTATCTAGCAAACTTGCGAATCTAACTTCTCGTTGTAGCCCATTGTGAACCGGCTTGGGAGCTGCTTTTGCGAGCTTACTTTCTACGTCGGCTAATTGAGGGGCGGCACCCCTTTGAGGGGCCGGTGCCTTACGGGGTGTCTCCGGCACGGACTCCGCATTTACTTCAGGCTCTACAGGAGAAGTCGTGTCCTCCGGAGTAGGGGTAACTGTTGGCGTGGGCTCTGATAGATTTTCAGCGGACTCTTCAACGGTCGTTGCCGTGTCACTTACAGGAAGAGGAGGGGGAGTTTCTGCTTCTGTTGTTTCAGTCTCCTGAGTAACTCCCTGCCCCCTAGCCAAGGACAGGGCAACCCTCTCATCTAGATTTTGTTCTTTAGATCTACCAAGGTTTAAAAACTGCTCTCTGAGAGCCTTCGCTGCTTCTTTGCTATCGCTGGCTTCAAGCTTTGACGCGGCGGCTACGATTAAAGAATCCATTGCAGACCTTCGAGCGTCAGCAACATTTGGACTGATAAGGCGTTTAGCGGCTTGGATTGTTGGAACTGCTCCCCCTAATGCAGCACCCATCATAGCTGCCATGAAGGTCTGCTTTAGTTGTTGTTCTAAAGGAGCATTCTCGTTTAGAGCCGCGTCAGCAAACATGCTTGTAACCAGTTCATCGATGCCTTCTTCAACGGCCTCTTGCCCGGCAGGATAAAATACAGCTTTAGCTGCTCCAGCTAACCCCGCAGACTTTTTAAGATTTTCCTTTAGTTCCGCCTCGAGTAAGTCTGAAAATTTAACTTTTTCTCCGGTCGTAGTTTTAAAGGTGCCCTTTATACCTTTAGCTTTGCTAATTAAAAAGTCACCCACTTTGTTTAATTGAGAGTAACTGAGCCCCCTACCAAGAACACTTTCTAAACCTCCGAAGCCTATTCGAGAAAACGATGCAGTTAGAATACCCGTGAATGCTCCTGCTTGCATCGCCGCCCCTAACGCCTTGTCGTGGGCCTCCTCTCTAGAGTTTCCTTCATCGATCAACTGACCGTATACCTGGCCATATGTAGCGGACCCCGATCTAGTTCCAGCCGTTGCCATTAACGGCATCGTCGAAGGCCCAATCATGTCCCCCATTACTCGGGCTATATGCTTCTTATTAAAGTCATCTAAAAAGCTGGTCAACTGAGACGCTGCTTTGTCTGGGTCGGAAACTAGGATTAACTTCTTAGTAAGGCTATCACTAGCCTCATCAAGTCCGTCTTTAGTAACTTTTTTGACACCGGTCTTTGTTCTGGTGCCTACCACGCCAGCTTTTAAAAGCTCATCAGCTAAACTTTTACTATCCCGAACCGCACTGGTTTTAAACGTCTGACCTACCGCAGCTTTACCAAATCCGGAGAGTGTAAATTTTGCGCCGGACTTAGCGGCTGTCCTAGCAGCAAACAAGGCTGCTCCAGCTCCTGCCCCGGCACCTCCTGTAGCGGCTGTTATCATGGCGGTAGCCGCGATGTCTCCTACCATCGGCAATGCTGTTTCAGCCAACTCGGATACAAATCCGTATTCATCCCCAAACATCGCCGCCACGCGCCTTCGTTTAGCCCGCATGTCGGCCATACCTGAAAAGTATTCAGCCGAGGCTTCTTTATCAAAGATGCCCCCGACAGCCATAGGCAAGGCTGCTATAGTATCAAGCGCAGCAAACCCTAACCCTAGCGCCCTATTTCCAAAATGACTGTAATTATCGTCGTCGGCTAAGTAGTCTTCTAATATTTCATATGGCTGTAAGCCCGCTTGTTGCCCGGCTAGTACCGCATTAGACCAATCGTTTGCTTTGTAAGTAGTAAGCAAAAAATCATTAGTCTGCTGAAAACCTGCTTTTAAGCGTTCTACTCTTTGCACACTTAGAGCTTCTTTAATCTCCGGTGTTAAGTCGTTTCGAGCAGCTAATGCCTTCTCAAAAAGATCTTTTTTGAAAGACAATTGAGTGGGTACATATGGGAGTCCGAAACCTCCTTTACGAATATTCTTACCTAAGTCCTCTTCGTCTTCGTGGAACCTGTAAAATCCTTTCTCAGTTCCATACTCTAGGAGGGATTGTTTCAGTGCAGGCATTACATCAGATGGATTGAACCCAAGCCTATCCGAGTATTCTGATACTAAGTCTTCAAGTTTAGTCCCCTTCGCCCTATCTACAGCCTGCAACCTTTTTTCCGGGTCGCTAACTTCATATTCAGGGATTTCCACTCCCCGCGCCTCCATCCCTTTTCTTAGAAGGAATGTCGGAGGGGCAAGCGGATTCGCGCCGTGCGCTGCGGAATGAAACGCTTTTTTAAATTGTCTAAATGCCCCTCTAAACAACCCAAACGCTCGGTCACTAAAGCTTTTATCTTCTTTATCTCCCGCTCGCCGCGTTACCCCCTCGGCAATAATTTGAAATTCTTCATTAAGACGAAGATCATCATCGATTGCTTTTTTGACTTCTATTACTTTAAGAAGCTTATACAGCGGTATGTCATACCCCTCTGGGTTTTGCATTAGCTGATCCAGTTTTAGAGCGTCACGCATTGTGACTCCCGTCGGTGCTCCTTGTTTTAAGGCCGCAACGGTGCCCATTGTTTCAATGGAATCCCCGATGTAAAGTTGCCCTGAAGAGAGTTTCGCAACCGCTAGTTCTCCCGAATCAACTTTTTGCTCTAAAAGACGGTCGTAATTTTTAGAGAGAACTTCCTCCGCTTCTTCTCTTAAATTGGCTACCGTAGTGTTAAGATAGTCCTCTGTGGGGTCAGCTACATTTGTAGCCGCAAGATAGTTAGTAAGTGTTTTCCAATCGTCAGATCGGGAATCAAGAGAATCTCTAAAGAACTTTGCTTGATCGTCAAAAGATCCTCGAGAATCATACTTTTTTGACAGCTCATCGACCTCCGTTGCGTTTGAACCGTCCTCTAAAAGAACTCCGTCTTGAATAAGAGACGCCGTGTAACCTTCAAAAATCTGAGATTCTATCTCAGCATTGTATGCGTCGTTGTCAATATACTGTTCCCGAACGTAATCCCCGTATCGAACCCGACTCTCGAGTTTATCATCGAAGGTATTTTCTTGGGACCATTCGGAGTAGCCTTTCGGCTGAACTAATTCTGCCTGCCCTTCGGCGGCTTCAACGCGGTTGATAAAATCAAGAAGCTCAGACATAGCTGTAGCTGGGTTTGGATATGTATGTTGTAGGATTTACTCGAAAAAACCGAGGCCCGCGCTTTTTACAGGAGCGGAATCTGTAGAGGATGAAAATTTAGCTTGCTGGCGTCGTATCTTGTTCAAGATAGCACCTTGAATTAGCTCGCCGCTTGTCGCGCTATTTACCAATCTAAGTCCGGCAGGGTCGTCCTTAAATACAATTTTAGCGTAGGCTTTTAATTGCCCGACTTGATTTGCTGAAAATACTTTTGGAATGTCTTTGCTGCCTTCTCGGATCGCGTCGATTAAATCATCATCAGAAGAAACGCTTTCGGGTATCTCAGACGGAGAAATACCTTTAATATCGGCAGCGATTTTATCCAAAAATCTGGATTGATTAGACTGGTTCCTAGCCATGTCCTCGCCTTGCTCTTCTTTTAGAGCCTTCTGTGCCGCCTCGGCATTCTTAGCTCTAACACGAACGGCATAGTCAATGGCACTCTGTTCCTGCGGAGAAATGTTTCCGTCAGCCAAAGCCTCGTCTGTAACGTAGTCTACCATTCCTTGTTGAGCCGCGTTAGAAGTAAACGAAGAAGGACGGCCTTGACTTGCCTGCGCCGAAACAGTTTTAAATGCGCCATCAAACAACGACCGGCTAGCTGTAGTCGTCAGACCGCCTCGAGCATTTATTTCCATCTGCTTTCTCGCTAATTCCTGAGATTTTTGAAAAGTAGTTTTTTCAGGATCATCGACAATACTCATTAGCTCTTGGGACAAAGTTCCCATTTGAGCGATCTCTTCTCTTCTTCTTCTAGCCTGTTCTTTTTTTTCTTCGAGATCTAAAAGTCCGGCCTCGTATGCAAGGTCTGCTGACCGCATTCTAGTTCGCGCGGTTTGTAATTGAATTACATCCTCTGCGAGCTTGTCGTTTTGAGCGCCAAACCTTTTTCTGATAAAATCACTTTCGCGATTAGACAAGGGTCTAGTGTTAAAAAAGTCCCCTTTGATCGGGGCAATATCATTTGAGTAAGAAAATTCTTCGGCCATCTTACTTTATATTCTAGTTCCTCGACCCGCTCCCGGTGTCGCGTTTTTATTTACGGTCTTTTGAGACCGATCCTTACCCTCCTGCACCATTGCCGCTATTTGTTTTTGTTTCTCTTCTTCGAGTTTCTCTTGCTGCTCTCGAGCGGCTTTTTCTGCGGCCCTTGCCGCCTGAGTGCGAATACCTGGCCTGCCCATAGCTTCGGCTGCGGCCCGTGCTTCTCCGGCTTCTTTTTTATTACCGGCTCTCTTGAGGGCTCTAGCAGCTCTATTCAGTCTTCCTTTTTCTGATTCTAAGCTGCGATTAGCGTCTCCTAATCCTCCTACAGACCCCTCTAATGCTGTAGAAGTTCCGAATGCCCTTCCTTGCATGGCCTCCTGTCTATCCAAACCCGGCGTTTTGGTAACTGCGCTACGGGCTGGGTCAGTCAAAGAATCTTTAAATCTTTGAGCCTCGAGGTTTTTCATCATGCGGCGGCCAGTCCGATTGAACTGTTCAGCCGACACAAGACCTTGGCTAACCATAGCCTCTCTCAGGCCACTCATATTAGCTTTCAGCGCGTCCCCTGAGAGATTCTCTAGCCCTGTTTGCAACGCTTTGCCAAACTCCTTACGAAGGTCAGACTGCTTTTGTTTTCTTTCAAGAAGTCCTTTTGCTATAGCCGCTCCCAGACCGGGAGTAGATTTAACAACAGTTGATCGAGTTGGGTTTTCATACGAAACTGTTTTCATCGGCTCTCCCGATGAGCTTAGGACCGGATTTCCATCAGGATCGAGTAAGTTACTTTCAGTCCGTGTTGTCGGACCTACTTCCGAGCCTAATTCAAGTTCCCCACTCGCAAGACCCGCAGGTATGCTCATAGCAGCTCCCATAGGACCTACTACCTCTGAAGGTGCCGGTTTTGGTGTATCTTGCGACGTAACCGTACGAGCGTTTCTAGCGTCAGCTATTATCTTCTGAATGTCCTCTAAATCAGGACCCGTCAGATTATTTTTTGGTGAACTGGCTAGACGATCTTTAAAAGAAGGTTCTGGCTTTTCTGGGAGATCCACCCCTGCTTGCTCTAGATATTTTCGAGCTGCGTCACTGTACGGGGCTGCGCCTGTATTTTCCTCGACGGTTTCTGCGTCGGCTTCGTCATCCGCGCCAAAAAATTCATTTAAAGCTTTTTGTTGCTTTTCTAAAGCTGTGTTACGTCGGGCTTGCAACACCAATAACTTTTCTCGTTGAGCCTTTGTAGCTTTTCCCCGTCCTATTTTTTTCTGAAAATCACTAATCTCTTTTTCAAGAGCGTTACTTTCTTCTTGGAGCTTTTTTAGCTGTTCAGGATCCATGATTTAGAGATTGCAAGTGTCTAATTTTTAAGGGTCGAAGTCAATCCAGCAAAACCGCATCGTTGTTTTGTAAGGCCCTCCTGAGAGATTTAATTGTTCGGCGTTGGCGCGGGTTGTTTTTCTCCGCTTCATTAGGTGGATCCACGGCGACTAACCCAAGACGTTGCCTAGCTAAATCCAAAGCCAGAAACGCGGCGTCTGCTAAATCAGGGCTTTTTCCAAAGCGGGATTTGAATTCTTGTTTAGACTCTATTTTGACCCGAAGAGTTCCGCTTTTGACTAAATCGTAGTTTCTGCTGGTAATTTCTTGGGCTAAATCGTGCTTGATGCCAAATACTTGACGAGTTCGCATCAGCTCTTTTCCTACAAACCAAAGCTCCGAGACTCGATTAACATACAATTCTTCTCCAATTGCTTTGCTATTTGCACTAACACGACGGTCACTAGCTTTGCCACCAAAGCTAACCCTTAGAAATCGATCCGACCACTCACCGGCCAATACGTCACAAAAAGGTGCTCCGGCTCCTGTGGCATCTACGGCCACGTTCTCAGGTAAAATATTTCTTCTGGTGCAGTGCTCTTTGATTTGTCTCACTATTTGATATGTGCGAGGAACAGCCTTGTTCGACGCATCATCGTTAAGATGTATCGACTCCCCAAACTCGATTACAAATTGCCCCGTCGAGTCGTATCCAACAGCCGCCGTGAACAAAATGGTTCGGTCACCGCCGTTGGTAAAGGCGGGGTCAATACCAGCCAAATAGATTGGTTGCCCTTTCCACGATACCTGGCTCATAGCCTTACTTATGGTTAGCTCGTTTTCTCCGTATATGCCTTGGGTCTCATCGCTGTCGAAGAAAACAGCTCGAACCATCCGCATGTAGCCTCGGGACTCAGGCCCTAGCAACGCCTTGTCCTCATTAATCTTTTCTTCTGTAGGTAACCACGGATACAAGACCTCTCCGGCCAGTATGTTGGGGGATCTTTCTCCATCTAATCGGATGTAGTCCCCGCCCCATTTAGTTGTCCAGTCGTCTTGATTGTTTGTGTCCACTGAGTCCCACCCATTAATAGGTTCGGACCACACTCCAAAAGCATCAAACCTGCTGTTGGGGTTGCTCATGCCTATGAGCTGAAACTCAGGGTTCTTTGACAGGTTGGTCAATCCAGCTTGCAGAATACTTTCTGACAACTCAGATAGCTCGTCCGCAATGAGCAGCGTCCTACGAGCTTTAATACCGATCAGCTTGCCCACAGCCTCGCGTGTCTTAGACCGCTCGGACGCGATCAACGATAGGCCAGCACGCTCTATCAAAGTCCCCTTTTCAGAAACATACGCAGCCGATCCGATTGAATCCCGAATCTTGATCGGGGCACCCTCAACCACTGACAGTAAAGACATGACAGAACCCCAAATCCTTTTACGGGCTTCCCGTAAGGTAGTCGAAGTCATCAAGACTAGTGTGTCTTTGGGCTGGGACAGCCAATTAACAATACCCCATGCCGCCATAGTGTGACTCTTACCAGATGATGCGCTGCCCCCGATTGCTAAATACTTGTTATTCAAAGCAGCCCAAATCATTTGCTCCGCCCAAGGATGACGAACCATCAAAGGTTCCGGCAATTCATCATGGTTCCATAGCTCGTCACAAATGCGCCAAAAGTAGTATTCCTTCGCACGTAAATTTTCATGGTGTGCAAAACCATAAAGCAAGCCAGTTAACGCACTCGTAGGTGGTATCATTAACCCACCTACGTCCATCTTCTTAGTCTCCGCATCGATGTGCGGTTCTAGTATCTGCTTGATGGATTTCTTTGAAACGGACATACTAAACTCACAGCCTACGCCTAAGAAAAGTGTCTGACAAACCTAAACCCGATAGCTTGCAACATAGAGCCCTTGCTATGTATAAAGACAACTGGAAGACCGTTTCGATTGCTAAAGAACTGGGAGTCCATCCGGGAACGGTGCGGCGGTGGTTTAAAAAGATGGGGATGCCTGCAAAGAAAAACGGGCTGCAACCAAATCCTATACAGGAAGTATCTGAGGAAACCGACGCCATCGAAGCGCACTTGGAGAACACTACCGACGAGGCGATTAAAAGAGCGCAGCACGACGAGAGGCAAAGAGAAGATGCTTCGATTATAGACATCGCCGCAAGCCAAGCATCTCCGGCCGAAAAGTATCAGCACTATATTGCGGCTACGGGCATTAAACTTATGCGGGATGGAGTCAAAAACCTCCGCCCCCCTAAGACCGTGCGGGAGCTTTCTGAGTTAGATCAGATCGTGCGGCGTAATCTGGGTCTGAATTCCAAGAGTGGAGCGCCCGCGAAGATGCAGATCGATATTTCTATTCTTAACAACACGAAAGCAGACAGGGGAGGTGGCGCAGTAAAACCTATTATTGACGTTGAATAATGAGCTACTTTTTTAATTTTGATTCAGGAGCCCCAGAATTTGATGGATCCCACTACGATCCGGACAATGACCCGTATATTTTTAGGCAGGAAAATCCTGTGTATATGGAGTTCACAGAAACAAAAAAATACTCCACAGGTAAATCTACCGCAGGCCCTAAGGGGGTAATTTTATACAGTGAGCTGCGCGACGCCTTCCTTGGGATTGTAGAACACGCGACCAAGCCCCCTGTTGCTTGTTACTCGACTTCAGGAACATTGTCCATTCTACAGACTAAGCATGGTCTTAACTCTACAGAAGCTGAACTAGCTCTGGATCAATTGAAATCGTGCAACCTCGGTCCAGAGACTCCTTGTTTTTTAGATTCAAGTTCGATTGAGTGATGGACTCTATTTTCAAGGACAGGGAGGTAGAAATTAATCCTACCGTCTTGATCAGAGAAGACAACAAAAGTAAAAACGATTTTACTTTTTATCGAAAACAATTGTTCGGTGTCTACTATCGAGTAACTCCTAAAACGTCTAAAGAAATATTTTTTATTCAGGGGCTAGCTAAGAATTCTGTTCTTTTTACTCCTGATGTTGGTGACGGTTTAATTCTCGCTCCTTCTTGCTTGAAGCATGTTCAATGATCATTGGAATTGATAACGGGTTGGCTGGAGGTCTTTGTGCAATCTCCGATTTCAATGGTGTAATCATAGACAAGATTGCGATGCCAACACTTCAGCGATCCAAAAAGAAAGAGGTCTGCATTCATTCTATTTCTAACTGGCTAACGCAGTTTGATTCTCGGTTTACGCTAGCTATCGAGGAGCCCTTGGCACACGCCAAAAGTTCACAGGCAGTTCGCTCGATGGCACTTAGTTTTGGAAAACTGTTGGGTATGGCCGAGGTCAAAGGCTGGGCGCATAACAGGATCTCTGTCCATAAATGGCAAAAAGAAATGCTCGGTAGGACCTCCAAGGGTATGACTAAAATCGCAGCCCTCAACACCGCTGAAAGATTAGCGCCACAGGAAAACTGGCTTAAAAACAAACGCTGCCGGACACCGCACGACGGGATGATCGATGCGTTCTTGATAGCCCGATATTATTTGACAAAGGCTAACAAAAATCTATAAGGCCCGCTATGCCTGACAGTCACTCTGACCGCGATCACGCGGAATTCAGTCCGTCGTCCCTTAAATATGTAGCCGGATGTCCTGGCTATGAAGGTCGCAGTGGAACTAGCGCGGCGGCTGAAAAAGGAACCCGGATCCACGAAGCTTTAGAAATCGAAGATCCTTCAAACCTCGAAAGCGAGGAAGAGGTAGACATTTACAACCAGATTATGGTTCAGGAATCCGGATTCCTGAAAGAGTTTACGGATCAAGGAGTTACGGTCTTGGAAGACTTAAAAGAGATTCAACTTAACGTAGAGCTGACAGGAACCGAAACTTGGGGAACCTGTGACCGGTTGAGTATCTTCGACAACCAGACCGCCGTTCTTGGGGACTACAAAACCGGTATCTCAGTCATAGACTCACCAGATATTAATAGGCAGGCTCAAGCATACACAGTAGGGGCTTTTCAAAAGTATCCTGACATTACAGAGATCACCTTTGTTTTCTATGTTCCTGTGAGGAACGAGGTGCTATCGCACAAGTTTCATAGAGACGACTTGCCGGGTCTCGTAGCCCAGCTGTCCAAAATCATTAAGGATGGAGAGAAAATACGTCCTCGATGGAAACTGGGTGAACAGGACCCTTCCGACTTATTTCCCACAGTCAATTGCAGGTTCTGCAAACACGAAGAAACTTGTCCCGCACTTGGGTATCTAGTCATCTCAGTCGCCAAGAAAATAAATCCAGACCTTCCCGAGGTGGACTTCGATAACACGGACAATCCTGAGATTGTCGAACAACTGTGGGTGATTGCTAAGATCGTATCAAACTGGTCACAGAGACTTAAAAAAAGAGCCATTGAAATGGCGCAAGAGGGCGTGGAGTTTCCCACCTTGAAACTCAAAAGTATGGGCTCTCCTAGAAAAATTTCGAATAATGAAGCGATGCTGAAAGTAGCCGAAAGCTATGGCATGAGCCTAGAAACTATCTTAGGACTCGCCAGCATACCCCTTGGAAAGCTGTCAAAAGAAGCGGCAGCAAACGCTGAAAAAGGAAGCAAGAAGAAAATTTCTGACGAATTTCTTGACGACTTAAAAAGCCAAGGCATTATCGAAACCTCAAATCCAAGATTTACTCTTGGATAGAACAGAGAAAATAGAACAGAGAAATAAGATGAGTAGTACTAAGCTAGCTAAAATCAGTAAGACACAGAAAGCAATTGTTGCCCAGTTGCAGCAAAACATGATGGTCGATGCAGGCGACTTGGAAATACCAAGACTTAACGTCGTGCAGAAAACCTCAAACATCGATGCCCCTTTTGGGTCATTGGTAATCGACAAGCAATTCGTGCTTGCTGATCCCGGTCAGAAAATAAGCTGTATCCCAATCAACACCATGAAAGGGTGGGTCGAAGACGTTCCTTTTGGTGAGGGCGATGCTCAAAGAGCATACAATGAGGCCGATAAGGATACGCTGCAAAAGAATTCTAAGTTTAAGATCTTGGAGTTTGCAGAAGTCGTGTTGGGTTTTCCGCAGCCCGAAGAGTCTGAAACAGCCGATGAAGCCTACCCCCACATCGTTGGAGGTAAGAACTACGCAATCGGTAAAATCTACGTGCAAAAAGGAGCGTATAGATTTGTCTTCAAAAAACTCGCGACGTTCTTGCAATGTAACCCAACTTTACCCTTATTCTGGGTGAATTGGTCTATCACTACGATGGAGAAAACCGCAGGTATGAACACATGGTTTGAACCGATGCTTTCAAATAGCACCAGTAGAACCACTGAAGCCGAGCGGGATTGGGCTACAAAGTTTGTTATTTAATGAGTGATCCAAACTTTGACGCTGGGGTCGTCCGCAAAGAGATCGATAATCTCAACGACATGATTGGCCAGGCTAACGAGCAAATAAAAGTGAGCAAGTCTGCTCTGTCTACTTTTTACCACGTTCGGAGCGCACTGGCTCATTCCATTGGAGAGCGCATTGACATCCCTGATGACAATCAGCTCAACCTTTCCCTCGTTATTGACGATGTGATTACCGAGACATCGCTGGGTGATAAATAGGTAATGTGGCGGATCAATAAGACGGAGGTCGCCTTATTGGTCTGGTCATTTCATGGCCTTTAGGGTAACCACATAAAACCCTAAAATCATACCCCCACAGGTTGTCTCGGGCCTGTGGGGGTATTTTTAGATATGACTGTTTACGCAATAGATTTTGAGACCTACTACGACAAGGATTGTTCTATCCGAACTCTTGGACCTCTAGGGTATTTTGCTCACCCAGATTTTGACGCCTACATGGTTACGGTCGTCGGGGACGATGGGACTGAGTTTGTTGGGCACCCTAAAAATTTTGATTGGGCTTTGATAACGGGAAACATAGCCCTGTCCCACAATGCTACTTTTGATGAAACCTTATATTTATATGGAATTAGGCAAGGATGGTGGGAAGAAGCCACGCCAGAACACTGGCATTGTACGGCGGATATGGCCGCGTATGTGCGGCTTCCTCGCTCGCTTAAAGCATCTACTAAAGCGGCCTTTGGACTAGAAGTTGATAAGTCCACACGGGACAACATGAGTGGGAAGAAATGGGAGTCGATGGACGAAGACTTTAGGGCGGAAGTAAGTAAATACGCCCTTAAAGACTCGGAGCTATGCTTACAGCTTTGGGACACTTTTAGCGAACAATGGCCCGAAAGGGAGCGCGTCATAAGCACACTTAATCGAAGAATTTGTCAGGGTGGGATTCCTATCGACACTGATTTACTGAAGGCCCAGCTCGAAACCATAGCTGGGTATTTGTTTGAAGCAGAGAATGCGATCCCGTGGATGGGGTCCAAGCCTCTTTTGAGTCGGGCAGCATTCGACGAGCAATGTCAAAACTTAGGTTTAGAGCCGCCCGCCAGTCTTGCAGCTACAGACCCAGAGGCTAAAAAATGGTTGGAATACCACGGAAAGAAACATACTTGGATCAACGCCGTGCAAAATTGGAGGCGCATAAATGCGCTAAAGAAAAAGGTCGAAAGCTTCGATGTGGCGACGATGCCTGACGGTCGATACTATGGCGGCTTTATGTATTTCGGAGCGCACACCGGGCGCTTTAGTGGGAGCGGTGGGAACCTTAATCTCCAGAATTTACCAAGGGACGAAATGTTCGGGGTCAATCTTCGGCACCTTATACGGGCTAAAGAGGGCAAGCGGTTAGTCGTTGTAGATCTAAGCCAGATCGAAGTGAGAACTTTATGTTGGCTTGCTAAGGATAGTCAGATGATGGAGGAAATCGCTTCTTGCGAAGACATTTATGAGGCGTTTGCAATTCGATTTAACCTCTGGCAAAAGGAATCCGGATCCCTGAAACAGGATCCCAAGCTCCGGCACAAAGTAAAAGCTATGGTGCTAGGATGCGGATACGGAGCAGGCAAGAAACGCTTTGCAGAAATGTCTGGCATGAAGCGTTCAGAAGCTGACGCGGCCGTGGATATGTATAGAGACTCGATGAGGAGCGTGACTAAATTATGGCAAAAATATAATATGACAATCTCGTCGTCGCACGAACTGACACAACAGGGTTACCCCACAAAGTTTGTCGTGCCCCTACCAAGTGGCCGGGTTCTGGATTACGGTTACATCAGAGAAGACTATGTCGAGAACAAAGGGAGTCAGTACACAGCTTATTTTCCTAAAGGCACAAAGATGGTTCCTACAAGATTGTGGGGAGGGTTTGTGGCTGAGAACGCCTCTCAAGCATTAGCGCGGGATATTTTTTCAGACATGCTTGTCCGGGTATCGGAAGCCGGTCACAAAATAATTATGCACGTTCACGATGAAATCGTCGTGGAGACGGAGAAAAACTGTGCCGAGCAAACTCTTTCTGAAATAATTGAAATTATGACGACTCCCCCGGAATGGATTCCGGATATACCCTTAGATGCAGAAGGTTCTGTAGTAGAGAAATACACTAAATGACTTACCGATATATAAAAAACCTTAGGGATGCTTCAGCGCAAAAGTGCTCTGACCTGTCGTCTCTAAAATCACAAAAACCTGGATTTCAAAACAAGGCTGACTATAGAGCATGGTGCGCCACAGATACCACCAATCATGTATTCTACACAGCCCTAGAAGGTAGAGCCCCGTCGAAAAGAATATCGGCCGACAATCCCGTCAACGTAGCGCACGGCATGGTGATCGACTACGATGCCCCGGTAGATTGGAACTTGGTAGAACTCAAAATAAAAACGGTGTGCAAAGATAAACTTCCGACATGGAGGTCTAGGACGCACTCAGGATACATAAGACTAGTATGGGAGTTTGACACACCCGTCCCTATTAGTCCTGATATGTTTTCTGCTTTCTTTAACGAGTTAAAAAATATTCTCCAAGCGCATAAAGTCTTCGCGGGCTTTGACAACACTTCTTTAAACGCGGCTCAATATTTCGAGCTTGGAGAAGACTGGACAAAGATAGGAGACCCCTTGCCAGACAGTGTGATACAGACGGCGCTGTTGAAAGCAGCGAATGTAGCGCCTCCTCAGAGTAAAGACACCGCGATCCCCATCGAGGTCATTGCGGCTAAGGTAGCCGAAACCTATGGGCATCGTTGGCGAGGAGAATTTGAAGTAGGGTGCAGAGGTCCTTTGTTTTGGATTGATGATGGTATCGATAGAGAGGGGGCTCAAGTCTCGGAGGATGGGATGATTTGTTACAGCGACCGTGCTGGTAGGGGATTCGTAACATGGAGGGATATCTTTGGAGCCGAATTTGTATCTGACTACGAACAAAAGAAGATGGGGAATCTTTTGGATGAGTATTGGTTCAATGGAAAAACATTTTTTAAACTGCTCAACAATATCGCGGTTCAAATTCCCAGAGACCAAATAATACTAGAGCTAAGACAACTGGGATTTAGTCCCAAGAAGAAGAAAGGTGTTCCTTTGTCGGAAGTAGAGTCGGCCCTTCTTGTCATCAGCAATCAAAATAGAATCCACGAAATCGCCCCCGTAGTGTTTTCAAAAGAAAGAATTGTAGAATGTAGTGGGAACAGGATTCTTAATACATCTATGATTGAGCCTGTAGAACCGGCTGAAAGCGGTGCTAAAGAACACTGGCCTTTCTTATACGGGTGGCTTGCCCAACTATTCGAGAACTCTACTGACAGGCCCACTGTCGAATATTTCTTTGCGTGGATGAAGAGATTTTATGAGGCTGTCTTGGAAAGAGAACCGAAGCAGGGCCAGGCACTTATTCTTGTGGGCCCGACGAACAAAGGCAAAAGCTTACTATCAAACAGGGTCATCTCTGGATTGGTTGGAGGATTCTCTGACGCTTCGGATTACTTATCGGGACACACCAAGTTTAACAAAGACCTTGGTCGAGTAGCTGCTTGGGTCATCGACGACACGACAAGTGCCAGTTCATTCCAAGATCAGCGTAAAGCTACGGAGTTAATAAAAAGGGCCGTCGCTAATCCACGTATAGAATACATGGCTAAGTATGCTGATGCCTTATCTATTCCTTGGGCCGGTAGAGTTATCATGTCCTTAAACATGGACGCAAATAGCTTGTCTGTGATACCGGCCTTGGACAGCAGTAATCGGGATAAGCTCATAGCTTTAAAAGTAAGAGATGAAGCTACAAGCAAGTTCCCAGCAAATAAAATTTTAGAAGAGACTATCTGGAGAGAATTACCCCACCTTGGGAAGTGGCTCATGGATTGGGAAGTCCCACAAGAAATAGAATCGTATGGCCGGTTCGGCGTTAATAGCTTTATTGACATCGCGGTTGCGTCAGCCGCATACGACAACTCGAGCAGGTCGTCGGTGGCGGAACTAGTTGAGTTCTTTGCCAAAAGATGTCGTTCATTAAACGACTCAATAAAGCAATGGGAAGGAACCCTTACAGAGTTTCAAGTAACTCTGCACGATTTTAACAACGGAAGAAATGTGGGGATGTCGAACAACTTAGAATTTGTTCGGCGGGGTATGTCAGCCTTAGAAGAAGCAGGCAAAGCAAACCCAAACGTGAGGCCAGTTAAATCTGTGGGGCACGGCGGCGGTAAGGTTTGGTCAATAAGTATTGACGAAAAGTATGATATTACTCCAGCAATGGTGTCACTTCCAACTTAAAGGGGATCGTAATCTTTCTAGAGGAATGTGATATCCACTAGCTCGATACATAAAACCGCTAGAGTCTTCGTCGCCGCGCTTTTTAAACTCACCTTCATTGAGCAAAGCTTTTCTAGTTATCCACCCCAACAACCACGCCTTTGTTAAATCTTTGTCTACACGGACAAAGTAGTAATAACTTGCTTTTGGAATTACTTTGGCCGCACAGTTAACAGAAGCCGTGTAGTGTGGCAAAGGAGGAGACCCACAAGTTTTTGACTTAACGTCTATCTTTCGGCGACCAAGAATAAAATCATGGTCTAAACTTGTTCCCCCAACATATGACGCCTCAGGATATAAATGTTCAAATGCAAGCTCCCCTAAAAATCCGGTCATGCGGCCCGCTCCATACGTAAACGAGTTTGGTAAAACCCCCTGCCGTTTGCTCCGCTGGAACGCAATTTTTATATCTTCTGGCGCAGGCTCGAAAACCACAAACTTACCCCCTTTTTCCTTTGAGAATTGGGAGGGCAAGTGACGCTTCATTACCAGAGGTGTTTGCAGGCCCAATATCGGGCCGTCGTTTTATCTTTAGCTGTTGAACACCGCATCCTTGATCTAAAGTTAGCTCGGCGTTTGGGGTCTTTGTGCGTTCTAAAATCTTCGTAATCGCGATGCCCGTAAGATATTTTGCGGATTTTATTCCCCTGTTTTGCAAGAACGATGAACTTTTTTTTGCTACCTTTAGGGGCTCGCTTTGGCTTGTTTATGCCAGGAAAAGTCTCGCCTCGATACGAGATCTTTCCTGAAGGTAATCTTTTGAATTGTCTCTTAGTAGCCACGGCGTGGAACTTCTTTTTTCATTCGGGCTTCAACGGCCTTTTCAAAAGGAACGTCATCTTTTTTTGACTTTTCCTTAGCCGTTTTTTTCTTTGCCGTTTTCTTCTTAGCTTTTTTCTGAGCCTTTTCAGAAAGCTCATCAAAATGAAAAAGTTTTTGGCTGTTTTTGTTATGAGATGAACCTGTATGAAGATCTCCATTAGGCATCTTGTGAGTACCACCCTTATGGATGGTTCCGTCTTTTAGGTAGTGTGCTACACCTTTCATGGTTATTGTTATCTAGTTGCTCTTACAAATGCTCTTCTTTCAGCCTTGGTATACTTAGCTCGTTGTTTACCAGCACGGGTCGCTTTTCTTTTAGCTCTGTTACCAGCCGCTCTTTGCGATTTAGTTAACATCTTGCGAGCTTTTTTCGGCAAATAACGCTCTCCCGTTTCTGATGATTTTTTACCAGAACTAGTTCCCCAATCTTGTTTAGACCACTTGCGTAATTTATTTCCGGATTTTCTTTTTCCTTTATAGCGACCCCCTCTTTTCTTGTAAATTTTAGTCGCGAGCTGCATTGCTCGAGCAGAATGCTTTCCTCCCATTCTTCGTTTAGCCTCGGCTTTAGCTTGAGCCCAAAGTTTGGGGTTCGACTTAGTCGCAGTTCCCGAAGTTTTCTTTTTTCTACTCATGCTCTAAAACGCTTACAAAATCTTTCCCAAGGTCCAAAAAATAATTCTTCCAAGCATACTACTACAGATTCTTCAGCAAATGTTTCTAGACGATCTAAACCGGAAAAAGCGAAGCAGGCATGAAGCATCTCGTGTCGTACAGTCGCCTTAACCTCGGCTGGTTTTAAATTAGAATCTACCACAATAGTTTTGCGCTCATGTGAGTAATACCCGAAATATCCTTTTGAACGTCCGTTCTCATCGCTCAAATCTTCCCTGATTATCTTAACAGGAACTCCTGCTATATGGACTGATTTGGGGAGAGTCATCCGTCTGCGAATTTATTTATAGCTCTGGCAAATACTCCGGCGAGTTTGCCCCTATGATTATTAATTTTTTGCCACTCGTCGCAGTTACTTCCAAAGAATGGCTCGGCCAAAACGCACGGGACCGGAGTCTTGCGAAGAGCGTAACTGCCCCTTTGATTTTTGGCTCTAGGTTTAGCCCCCCGAGATTTCATCTCAGGGTATGTAATCTGCATTTCGTCCCTTAAAGCATAAGCTAACCGTGCCCCTTCTTTGCTCGTGTGCCAATACAACCACTCATGCCCCTCGGCCTTAGGACCTGCTGAATTGAAATGAAATTCAATGACCGCATCGACTTTGTCTTCAGTTAACTTCCGAGAAAGGTAATTTATTCCTCCAACATAACTACGGGCTACATAGTCATCGTAGATTACATAATCTACTTGTAAGCTTGGCAAAATCCTACGGACTAAATCGCAGTTAAACTGCCACTCAGAAATAGAGTAACCTGACTCCCTTGAAGTCATAGCTCCTTCATCTCCTTTGCGAGAGTGTCCTACAGCCAAACCAATTTTCATTTCTTAATAATCCTGTAAAGAGAGGCTAGTCCAACAGCTATACCTACTAATAAAGACCCTACTCGTAACCAATACTCGAATTGCTCCTGCATACTTGTAACCAGCCCTATGACGGGGGCGGCCATCCCGATCAAAGAATCAAATATTCTAGTATTGATCATTTTTCGCCAATAATAATTGCTCGTTGATAACTGTAATCAGAATGAAATTTATGATTTTTTCGTCCGATTAAAGTTCCTTCTACAAAAGAATAAGGAACTCCCTCTACTAGAGTAATCGTTGGGGGATCATAAAGAGCGGAGTCGTTTACGCTCTCTGCGAATTCTTCGTGCCATACGTTCGAGGAGCAGCTTACTAGAAGGACTACCGTCAGCAGCCAAACGAGCAAGCTCATCTTCCAGCTCGTCAATACGCCGGTCTCTTTTGAACCTAACACTTTCGATGTAAGCATTGAGTGCAGCAGTTAAAAGTTGAACAAAGGATTTCACTTGCTCTTAGCTTTGCCCACATTGAGCGCAAGCCATGAAATGACTGCTGAAGCGCGGGAAACCCACTTATTGTCGCTTTCGTTCGGAGTCAATGTAGCAACAAGAGAAGCTACGGCGATTACACTCGCTGCGATTTGAAGCAGGGTGTCTACGTTTTTTGTAATGTATTCGA